TCCCCTTGCCTACATTCATCAAGAGGTTGGCGGCTAAAGAAAATCGATGCCTCTATCGCACCGGTCGGACGATGTTGCGGAGCTACAAAAAGGTGCTCGGCAAGCGGAAGCCGACGAAATTCACCGAATCGGGCCGGAAATCGGCTCGTTGGCGACGAGAGGTCGAGCAAGGTCGGCGACACAAATTTCCCTACCGGGTCACTGGACTGCTACGAGAGGGCACGGAGTTTTTCGTGGATGAATCGGCCGGTTCGGTGGTCGCGGGGCCGTACAAAATCGAAGGGCATGATGGCCGCGTGAAAAGCGGCAAACCAGTGCCGCAATTACTCAACGAGGGCGGCTCAGCCCTGGTTCGCACGCTCTCTCGCGGACGTGCCCGAACGATATCGGTGAAATACCGGATGCTTCCCTATCGCCACGTGCCGCGGGCGGACGGGCTGAAGCAGATGAATAAATCACTCAGCGAGGTTCCGCTTTGATCGATCGTGGAAAACTTGATCGCGGGCAAAGGGCAGCCTACGGCCGTCGGATCGTGGAGGAGGTTCGCGATGTTGGCAAACCTCCAGCGATCAAGGATCCTAAGCGGCGCGAACTCTGCCGCAGTGACCTACGGCTGTTTCTGGTTAGCTATTTTCCGGCCAGTTTTCCGCTCTCCTTTTCTCCCGATCATGAATATCTGATCCAGACGACGCAGACCGTGATCCTGGATGAGGGGCGTTTTATTTGCGCGATGCCACGCGGCTCGGGGAAGACAAGCATATTCCGCTGCGCGATGGTGTGGGCGACGCTCTATGGCCACCGAAAATTTCCGGTGCTGATTTCTGCGGACGATTCCAATTTCAAGCTGCAGCTCAAGTCGATCAAGCTGACGCTGGAAAAGAACGATCTGCTGTTTGAGGATTTCCCGGAAGTGCTGCACCCGATTCGTTCGATGCAGGGGTCGGACGCACGGGCACGCGCCCAACTGGCCGACGGTGAGCTGACGCATTTAGGCTGGAGTTCCGATCGGCTGATATTTCCCACCACCCCTTGGACGCTGGCAGCGGGGAACGCGGCCGCTTGTGTTTCTGGCGGCGGCCTGACGTCGGCTAAGCTGCGCGGTCAACTGCACACGACGGCCTCGGGGGAACAGATTCGGCCTGACGCCGCGCTGGTGGACGATCCACAGACGCGGGCCACTGCCAAGAGCACGACACGTTGCCAGGAGCGTGAGGACATTATCAAGGGCGACATTCTCGGGATGGCGGGGCCGGGGAAATCGCTCTCGATGGTGATCGGCTGCACGGTGATTTATCAGTCTGATCTTGCTGAGCGACTGCTGGATCGCGGCCGCTCACCTGAGTTCACGGCCATGCGGGTCAGCACGATTAAAAGCTGGCCGACGAACATGGAGTTATGGGACCAATATGCGGACCGGCGTCGGCAGGAATTGCGAGAGGAATTGCCGAAAGATGCCGCGCACCAGTTTTATCGGGAGAACCGCGCGGCGATGGACGCAGGATCTCACGTCTACTGGGCAGAACGAATTTCGCCCGGCTTTGTTTCGGCACTCGAGACGGCGATGTCCGAATGGATCGACGATCCTCGTTCGTTCATGGCAGAAAAGCAAAACACGCCGGACGCGGAAATCAATGGTGATTTTGTCCCGCTCAACGCCTTGGAATTGGCCAAGCGCTGTGCCCCGTTCAAGCGCAACGCAATTCCACCGACAGCGGAAACCATCACGGCGTTTATCGACGTCCAGCAATCACTGCTGTACTGGGTGCTGGTGGCGTGGTCTCCAGGTTTCGCGGGGCAGGTGATTGATTACGGTACCTGGCCAAGCCAGAACAGTCGCCACTTCACGCTGTCTGCAGTCAAGGGCCGCACCTTGCAGCGAAAGTACGGCGAGCATGATTCCGATGGGGCCATCCGCCAGGGGCTGATTGACCTGATGAGCGAATTGGTCTCGCGTCAGTGGAAGCGTGCTGGCGATGGGGCACTGATGCGACTGGATCTTGGCCTGGTGGATGCACGCTACAAATGGAGTCACGTCGAGGCGGCGATCATTCAGAGCCGCTTGGGCAACAGCTTTGTGCCCGCATCTGGGGTGGGCATCGGCGCGAAAGACGTGCCGCTCAAGTTGCGAACGCCCTGGAAAGGCCGAGCGGGCGATTTCTGGGTCTGGCAGAAACCGGCCGACAGGCTGCTGAAGTCGATTTTTGTGGACACCAACCATTGGAAAACCGAAATCTATCTCGGGCTATCGGTGCCACAGGCTCACACCTCCGCGATCCAATTTTACGACGAAACGGCTCAGCATCACCAAATGCTGGCCGATCAATGCTGTACGGAGCGGGCCGATCGGATGGAGGCCAAAGGCAAGGGCCGCACGATCGACGAATGGGAGTTGCCGAGCAACAAACCAGACAACCATTTTTGGGACTGTTTAGTGGGCAACGCGGTTGCGGCCAGCGTGCGCGGAATTCATAAAGAGGGAGCAATCCATGTCATCGCCAGACCAGTACGGCAACGACGCACTCGCACCATCAACTTCTGAAAAGCGACCCAGAGGGCGACCTAAGGGAAGCAAGACGATGCCAGTTCAGCATGCCGTTGAAATCCCGGCGACCTGTCCAAGGTGCGGGTCGAGTGATCTGCTGGTCGACGGTCCTGACGTTCGTCCGCCTCTCATCGGCCAGTTTCGTCTTGGCGGTGAGAGATATCGTCGCGTGGAATGGAAACGATGCCGCTGCCGCAACTGCAAGCAGCGGATCATCCGTCGGCAGTTTCTGGATCGGATGCCATAGAATTTTCGACAATTTTCGGCAGCGAAAATACGCATCTTATTTGTTTTCTGGACAGCCTTCCCCACGTCATGCCTATCATCCGGGCATGCAGCTGACACCGCAACAACGTGCCGAAATTCAAGAGCTGCTCGCGTCTGGTCTGACGAGCCATTCGACCGACGGAACTTCGAGCACGTTTGATCTGGAATTTCTGCGTGACCTGATCAAGGGTGACGGCCTCGAAGATCCTCTGGCGATTCTCGCCGGCCGTGCCAGACCCGCCATGATGACCGCGAGGATTAACTTTCGGCCATGAGCGCGTCCACCCTATTTCGCGAGTTCGGCGGATGGCTGGCCAGTGCCGGTGGCCACTACGATGCGCTGGCCAGCTCCACCCGCCGCCGCAGAAATCCAGCCTCACGCATCAAGTCGGCCGATGACCGGCTCTATGATCGCGATCGTCGTGCGTTGACGGCCAAGGGCCATCAACTGCTCGACAATTTCTCACTCGCCGCCTGGATGATTAGAACGCATATCAACTACGTGGCGGCGTTGAATTTCAAAGCGACGACTGGGGACGAGGAATTCAACACTCGCGTGGAGCTGTTTATGCAGCGTTGGGCTTCGCGCTATCAATGCCACGCCCAGCGAAAGCATGGCCTGGCGAAATTGATACGGCTGATCGAAGGCCGCCGCCTGTCAGACGGTGATGTCTTCATTTTGAAGATTGGCGGCGACTCTTATTTGCGTGGCTCGATCCAGGTGATCGAGGCGGATCGGGTTGCCACGCCACAAGTGGAACGGGGCCGGCCGATCAACGTCGAAGCCTATACCAACGGCGTGAAACTCTCTCCGCTTGGCATACCGGTGTCCTATGCAGTTCACAAGCGAATGCCTGACGGCGCTCTGGAATATGAGCGTTCTTTGCTCGCGCAAAACGTCGTGCATCACGGTTTCTTTGATCGTCTCGATCAGATCCGTGGCATTTCGCCGTTTGTGCAGGCGCTCAATTCTCTGACTGACGTTTACGAGGGGATCGACTACTCGCTGGCCAAGCTAAAGCTGGCCAAGCAATTCGGGGCGTTTATTACGCGCGAGGCCGAGATGGGCTTAGGCGCGATGCCGACCGAGGACAAGGACGGCGACGGCTTGCCGGAGTCGGCTTATGAGCTGGACTTTTCCGACGGTCTGAAGGTGTTTGATCTTGAGCCTGGAAGTGACGTCAAGATTGTCCAGGACGGCAACAACTACACGGACTCGATCAACCTGCTCAAGCTGATGACGCAAGTCGCGCTGAAGGCATTGGATATTCCGATGAGCTTTTTCAGCGAGGACTTTTCGAATTGGTTCGGCTCGCGGGCAGCTCATTTGATGTTCGAAAGATCCGCAGGGCCGAAGCGGGCCGAACTGATCGAAACACTCGACGATATCACTCGCTGGCGGCTAGGGATGGCGGTTGCTGACACTGACCTGTTACTGCCGCGTGGCATGCTGTTCGACGATGTGACCTGGGACTGGGTGCCGAAGGGGATGGGTTGGTGGGATCCGGTGCGAGAGGTGACTGGATTTCGCGCCGCGATCGCTTCTGGCCTCGATTCACCACTCAAGATTTGCAAAGCCATCGGGACGGACTTCGAACAGAATCTTCTCGACCGCAAGCGTGCTGAGGATCTGGCCGCCTCGCTGGGCCTGACGCTCGATTTCTCAATGGGATCCAGCAGCACGCAGCAGCTCGGCGAGGATCAAGAGTCCGAGGAAGACTCGGACGCGGAAACGGAGGAAACGGTGGATGCCTGAGATCCGCGAAATCAATAACGAAGTCCCGGCCTCAGCCTGCCGACTCGCGATTGGCGAGATCGAAGTCAGCGATGCCAACGGAGACACGGCCAAGACGGCGCCATTCAAGATGATTGCCCGCAGTGGCCGGCCGATTGAACATCCCTGGTGGGGACGTGTGGCTCATGACCTGGAGGGCATGGAACTTCCGTCGAATGGTCGCGTGCCGGTCGACTACGCACACACGGACGAGGTGATCGGTTACGCCAATCGGTTTTCCACGGACTCCGGTGACCTGGTGGGCTCCGGGGCACTGGTGCCCTATGGCGAAAGCGACCGCGCCCACGAGGTCATTTACAAGGGCCGCAACGGCGTGCCCTGGCAGGCCTCGATTTCGTTTGGGGGCTCGGGGATCAAGCTGGAAAGAGTGCCGGAAAACAAGACGGCTCGCGTGAACGGTTACGATCTGGCCGGGCCTGCGATCATCGTGCGTAAGTGGCCGCTACGTGCCATCGCTGTTTGCCATCAGGGCGCGGATCAATGGACGCAAACCGAATTCGCCGCCGGCGAAACGATCCACGTTGACTTCATTCAAGAGGAGGTAGCAATGCCTCAAGAGATGCCAGTACAAGCAACAATCGCCACGGCTGAAGTGATTCAACCTGCCTCGGACGCATTACCGACGCAGGAAATCCCTGTTGAAGCCACGGCGGATCTTTCTACAGCGGAGGAAGTCGCGACACCGGCAACGGACGCGACGACTGTCGAGGCTGACAGGGCACTGCGCAGATTGGAAGGCGAGCGGTTTTCCGCAAGCTTTGGCCAACGCGCAGGGCATTACTTCCTCCAGGGATTATCGTTCGCCGAAGCGCTCGAGCAACACTTGGCCTGGCAGGCCAATGAGATCGATCGTTTGACGCAACTGGTGAGTGCTCGCGCCAATTCCATGGGCGAGGATGCGCCGGTTACATTCGGCGAGGCGATACCTCCCAAGAAAAAAGAACCTGCTTTCAAAATGCCGCCTGGACTCTAGGCGGAATGATGGCAGCGCATAGGAGCTATTCGGCATGGCCGAATCTCTCGTAACACTCAGCGAGATTATCACGGTCAACGACCGCAACTTGGCGGATGTTGACGTCCCGAACTTCCTCGATGCGGCGCCATTCATGAACGTCGGCGCGGCAGTGACCGCTTCGCACGACACGCTGCATAAATGGCTGCGTTACGTGCTGCCGGACGTCGGTTTTCGCGAGCCCAACGACGGGCGCGAAGTCAAGCATTCCATCGATACGCTGGTGACGTCAGACTGCGAGATTTTGGATGCGAGCTTTCGCACCGATCTTGCGCTGGCTCAAAGCTACCGGAAAGGAGGCGACGACGGCTGGGTCAATCGCGAAGGTGCCAGGCACTTGCGGGCCGCTTTTTTTGAGGCGGAGAAACAGGTCTTTCTCGGTCTAGCCAATGATTCCGGCGGCTTTCCGGGTTTTCCAGATGCGACGCATCTGGACGGACTGGCTGCGCCACACATGGTGGTCAGCGCTGGCGGCACCACGGCGGCCGTGCAGACCTCAGCGTATCTGGTTCGCTTCGGGCCGGAAGACGTGGAGATCATCATGGGCCGATCGGGCCAGATCTCGATCGGAGATCCGACGATTCAGGAGACAGCCGGCGCTACCGGAACTTATCCGGCGCTCTATGTACCGGTGACAGCCTGGCTCGGGCTGAAGATTGGCTCGACCGTCGGCAGTGTGGTGCGGATCGCCAACATCGAAGGTGGCTTTGATGACGACCACATTGCGGCGGCTTATGCCAAGTTTCCTGCGGATCGCAAACCGCAGTATATGTTTGCCAACGCCGCGGCGTTGACAACATTGCGAGCGTCACGAACGGCTACCAATGGCACCGGTACGCCTGCGCCGTTCGTGGATTCGGTGTTTGGCATGACCGTGTTGCAGTCGGATGCAATCGGCAATACCGAAGCCCTGGTAGCCTAAGGCGAGGGAGATGGAATTGAGTTCCATTGCTCAACGTGCAGGTCGGGTCGGCCGCGCCGCCCACGCCCGGGGCGGCGCGGTCTCTTGCTTGTATCAGACGGCAGGCGGATCGACGCCGGTACGTCTGGTGCCTGCGCTGTCGAGGACCGAGAGCACGACCGAAGGAGGCGTGATCATCACGCGTCAGCTCAACGACTGGATCGGAGAGCTGGCTGATTTACCTGGCTATCCGCAGCGGGGCGATCTGATTGTTCCGCAGCACGCCGACTGGCAGAACCGGCGGTTCATGGTGATCCATCCCGGCGGCGGACGCGAGGCGGATTACCACGACACGTTCAATGAGTCCGCGAGAATTCATACGGTGGAGATTGCGCCGTCAAGTGCGGTGGGTGCGGATGAAGGTTACGTCAATCCGAATGATGTGTCCTATGCCAATCCCAGCGAGGTGATCTACGGTGGGCCACCATAATGGCCAGCCGTTCCGCGCAGATCTCCGACGCCGTGATTGCCTTTTTGGCGGTGCAATTGACGAATGTAAGTTTTGTGGCCGGCCGGGAAAACTTCGCGACGATCGAGGCAGAGAAGGCGAAGCGACCGCTGGTATTTGTCACTCCAGTGGCACTCGCTCAAGGAATTGATACACGCGAGCAATGGTTCACGCTGCACGAGCTGCAGTTGACAGTCTGCCAGCAATTGATTCGCGGCACCCGCGATGAGGAGGATGCCTTGATTGAGCTGGCCGAGGGCCTACCGCTCCGCTTGGTAGACGTGACTTTTGCTGGCGCCGTTTTGAGAACGATCGAGGATGACGCGGCGAGAACCGTGTACGACGTCCAAACTTTGGAGACAGCCAGCGTGTTTTTCGCGCGTACGGCGTTAGTCTTCCACGACGATGGAGTTTAACGATGGCAATTCCGACTTACGCACTTGGACGCCGCGGCAAAGCCTATTACGACACTGCCGGTACGCAGATCATTGTCACGACGACGCCAACCGCCGCCTATGATACTTGGCTAGCGTTAGGTACGAATGCAGAAGCCGGCAACATGACGGATGTACGGTTGGGGATGGGGTCGGAGTTTGCCGACGGTACTACGC